TTTAAAGCCCATTGTGAACGAGATCTTGAGAAGCTGTTCAAGTCTGGTGCTACAATGAGCCGTAAGTCAGCAATGATTTTGGTATCAGCCTTAAAGCTGAAGTTTTCGACCGAAGAAAATGATGCTGATGAATCACTACGTGATGTTAGTGATGGGCTTGGTGATATCCTTAGTGACCTCAAATCCATAACTGAAAATTTAACAAAATAACGGAGGTTTTTAATGGCTGGTGAAAATGAAAAAATTATTCTTGATGTGAAAGATGCTGTTGATACACTGCGAGAGACTGTTGAGAAGTATGGTGCAGAATCCGCTGAGTATAAAGAAATGGTGGAAAAGACTCAAGAAGCACTTGAGAAAGATGAGAAAGCTCATTCTGAGCTGATGGCCAAACAGGCTGAATCAGACAAGAAAACTCTTGAGCTGGAAGACCGTGTGAAAGAATTCGAAGCCAGAATGGCCGAACATCAATCACAGAAGAAAGAAGGCACAAACTACAAGGATGAGGCAGAGTACAAAGCTTTATCCAATTATTTCCGCTTTGGTGAGAAAGAGCTCAGCGATGAAGACTTTGATGTTCTGAAGAAGAACAACAAAACCATGCGGATGGATGATGACACACAGGGTGGCTATTTGACCACTACTGAGTTTGATGCAACAATCATCAAAAAGATCACTGAGATCAGTCCTGTTCGACAACACGCAAGAGTTCGAACAGTATCCAGAAAGACTCTTGAGATGCCAACCAGGGCTACAATTCCTGAAGCAACGTATGAAGGTGAAGCTGCATCTGGAGATGATGGAAACAGCACCTATGGAGCAGAATCACTGACATGCTACAGGCTGACCATCACAGTTCCTTTTACAATGGATGTGCTGATGGATGCGTCTTTTGACCTTGAGGCTGAAATCTCTGGTGATGTCACTGAGGGAATGGCAAAGAAAGAAGGGAACAAGTTTGTCCTTGGGACTGGCGCAAAGCAGCCTGAAGGATTCTTGTCTTATGCTGACTTGGCATTTCTGACAACAGCTGGATCTTTGACAATTTCTGGTGACGATCTTCTGCTGCTGACTGGTGAGTTAAAGAGTGGTTATAATCCAATGTATGGATTTAATCGCAGGACTCTTGCTTTCATCCGCACCCTGAAAGGATCTGATGGCCAGTATCTGTGGCAGACTTCTCTTGCTCCTGGTGCTCCAAATACCATTGCAGGTGAGCCATATGATGTTTTCCCAGACATGCCAGCTTACAATGTGGCTAACAATCTTTCTGTGATTTATGCTGACTTCAAAAGAGGTTACACCATTACAGATCGAGTTGGGATGTCAATCATTCGTGATCAGTATGCGAAAAAGAGACAAGCCATCATTGAAACTACATTCCATCGCTGGAATACTGGTGGTGTGACTCTCCCTGAAGCATTTGTTGCTTTGAAGACTAAATCATAGTCAACCTGGTAATCATTAATCCTTGTGTGAAAACACAAGGATTCTTAACTCAAGATTTTTGAAGATTTTTTGGAGGATTTATGAGAAACGCATTTGAAATTCACCATGACAGTCAGGTTGAAGTTGCACTGAAGTCTCAAGCCATTTCAACTGATACAACAACTGTTGGTGAAACAATTGACACAGTTGGATTTGAAGCCCTTGAATTTTTCTTTCTGACCAAAACAGTGACTGATGGAGATTATGCTGTTGATCTGTATGAGAGTGATGATTCAGGTATGTCAGGGGAGACAATTGTCTCTGCTGAAGAGATGCTTGGTGATATTGCATATACAGATGACACAGATGATGACACTGCTGCCAGGGTTGGATACATTGGTAAAAAGCGTTATGTGCGTGCTAAAGTTGTCTCAACCAACACAACAACCGGTGTTGATATCATTTCTGGTGTGGCTGTACTGGCCAATGCGCACCACAAACCTGTTGCTGATCAGAATGGATAATTGCAACAATTTCTGACAATTTGACAGTAGTGGCCAAGGCTGCTACTGTTTCCCATGGGGCATTATGAAAATTAAAATATTGAAAGAAGGTGCTTATTCATTCAGTCCAATTGGCCAACCAATGGTTAATTTTGATGAAGATGATATTGGCAGAGTTGTTTCTGTCCGTAGAATCATGCTTGAGCCAAACGGCTATTTGAATAACACACAGGCAATGGAGCTGGTTGAAGACAATTGGGCTGAAATATCTGAAGCTGAAGAAGATGAGATTCCAGATCCTGAAGTTGAAGAGGAAACTGAAGAGGAAGTTGATGAAGAAGATGAAGAAGAAGGTGATGAAGTTGATGAAGGTGAAGAAGATGGAAATGACATCCCAGACCTTGATGCCCATCTAAGGAAACTGATTAAAGACAAAACCGAAGATGAAGCAAAACAGCTTCTAAAAGATTTTGCAATGGTTGAGCTTAATGTGAACATAAGCAAAGCTCTGAAGATTGACAACATGATTGCAAAAATGATTGAAGCAAAAGAAAATGGAGATGGTGAGGAATAATCACCAATAGCTAAAGGCAGATATGCAAAATGATTTCTATGAAGTTACAACTCCAGCAACTGAACAACCAATTGATTTCCCTACTGCAAGTGAGTGGTGTAGGGACATTGAATTGGCTGATACAGCTTTGGTGACAGCACTCATTGAATCTGATGTTGAATTTCTAGAATCAATGACAAATAGGGTTTTTGTTAAGCGATCAATAACTGGGAAATTTGCTGAATTCTGCCTTTCTCCATATGAAAATTATCCATTTGTTGAAATCAGAAGATCACCACTTGTCAGCATAAGTGAAGTGCGATTGAATGGTGTTGCTCTGGATTCATCAGATTATTTATTGAAAGAATCAAGCAGCTTTGCAAGACTGTGGTATCTTGGAAGTGAAAATGTGGATACTGATCTTGCATACCCTATTGAGATTGATTTTGTGGCTGGGTATGGCGATGGATCAGCAATAAGCATCACATCAATATCAAGAGTTGGTTCACTAGTAACAGTAGTCACTAGCTCAGCACACAATTTTGTCTCTAACATATTTGCATTGATTGCTGGAGCAGTTGAAACAGAATATAATGGAAACCATCAGATCACTGTTGTAGATGGTACTACATTCACCTATGTGATATCAAGCACTCCATCAACTCCAGCCACAGGGACTTTAACTGTTGAATGGGTGATACCAGAATTAATTAAAACTATGGTTGAACAGATGGTTCTGTTCCATTATGAAAATCGTGGTGATATTTCAACTGACGCAAGGCAACAGATTCCTTTTGTGGCAAAACAGATTATCAAAAAATATAGAATTGTGAACACTTATGGGTAGACTACAAGTACAGAGAAGGCCATCCAGAGTTCCACAAATTGGTGATATGAGAGACAGGGTTGCTCTATATCAAAGGGATATCACTGCACCTGTATTTGGGACACCTTCATTTACTGAATTATATACTCTGATAGATACTGTTTGGGCTGGTGTCACAACATTCCAAGGACCAACAACTTTTGATGAAGTCAACACAAAGAAGAATATTAATATTGAATTCAAAATTCGTTATAGAGCAGATGTTACAACTGAAACTGTGATAGGGTTTGATGGCAAACACTATAAAATAATTGACCCAAATGATATGGACAAACGCAGTAGGTTTCTATTCATAAGATGCACATTACTTGGTGATGAAGATCTTGAGGCAAATCAATGATTCAAGTTATTGGGAAAGTCCAGAACAGGAAAGTATTGGGCAGACTTCTCAAGCTTGAATTAATGACCAAAAGGAAAATTAGACATGCTTTATTTGAAGTTGGTCAAGAGCATGTAAAAGAAATACGTGCCTCAATGGCTGAAAAAAAATCAGGAAGAGTTTACAAAATAAATGGCGCAAGCCATATTGCATCTGCTCCTGGTGAAGCACCTGCAATCAGAACAATGGATTTGCAACGCAGTGTTTATTATAAAGTCCATGGGTGGAATCAACTGGAGATTGGAGCCAAAGAAGCATATGCAAGATATCTTGAGCTTGGAACATTCCGTGGTGGGATTCCACTGATGGAGCCAAGGCAATTTATTTTACCATCGATCCAAGATCAGAGCAGGAATACATATAACACTTTACTGAAATATAATCTTGAGGTATTCCAGATATGAAATTGTCTGAAGTTGTTGCACAACTACAATTGATACTGCCAAAATACACTGATTTTTTCAGCGAGACTATTTCAGTTAATAGTATTGTTGCATCTGGTGGAGTGGCAACTGTAAATGCACCTGCTCACGGGATGTCAGATGGCAATGCTATTACCATATCTGATGTTGCACAAGAAACACCAATTGATGCTGTATCAAAAGATGGGTTGATTTTCACTTTTGGGACAGATATAAAACACGATCTGACACATGGATATCCTGGATATGAAACAGTGACTCTTGGTGGATTCACAGATTCCGCTTGGAATGATAGCTTTGATTTAAAGGCTGTCAATGCTAGACAATCATTTAATGTCCAAAGTGTGAATTCTCTCCCAGTTTTAAATGGAAATGAATATATTCTTGAAAAAAGAATAGATGGGATAAATGGAAGATATTCAGTAACTGTAATTGATGATGATAATTTTTCAGTCCCAGGAAGCTTTGAAGATGGCAGCTACTTATCAGGGACAGTAAAGACATCAGTGAGGATAGCAGGATCTGTATCAATAGAGCGGTCATTGCAGCAATATACCAAGCAGGATGTAGGAGATCTCTGGGCATTTGTTTCAATGAATGATGCCACAGTATCAAAAGATAGGAATACACTCAATGATGCAGATGCAACATTTGCAAATGGTGAGGATACAAGACTGCGGCTTATTGATGGTTTTTCGATATTTCTTGTTGGAAATGTAAGTAAAGAAATTTCTGGCGAGAAAATGATTGATGTTTTCAGGCATGACATGCTTGGGCCATTATTGAAAAGCTTATCAGGGGTGAGGTTCAGTACAGGATTGTATAATTCTGGTGACTTTAGGACTATACTGCTTGGCCATAATTTTGTACTTTATGATCGAGCAATTTTGGTTTATCAATATAATTTCCAATTCACAAATGATATTACCATTGCTGATCAAGCAGAGAATGATGACACAAGGGCATTTTCTGAAATTGATTACACTCAGACTATGGGTGATGGTGATACAACAGATATGACATTTAACCCTGACCTTCCAGAATAGGAGTATTATGAAATCAGGATATGAAAACAAAAGCTTGTTGTTAAATGCAGATCTTGCAAACAAGAAAAAAGGTGCCATCATCAATATCAAAGTTGATAAAGAAGGAACACCAGTTGATCCATATTGGAGGAACAGAGTGAAGGATTCTAAAATGGATAACTGTGTTGAATTTGTTGATTCTGAAGCGATTTCAGGAGATGGAAAAGAAGTTGTAAAAAAAGCAGCCCAGAAAAAGGCTTCAAAGAAGTCTTCTAACAAAACATAAATTGGAGGTATAACATGCCAGTTGATTTACCACAAGTTACATTCTCGATTATACCTGCTCAGCAATTGGCTGGCGTCACAGCACAGAGGGTGCTGATTGTTGGCCAGATGCTTGCTGCTGGAACAGCTACTGCTGGGCAGCTATATCGTGATTTTCCAAATGATGGCTCTGAAGATACTCTTTTTGGAGCAGGAAGCCATATTGCCGGAATGATCCGAGCATTCAAGGCAATAAATAAAGTATCATATCTTGATGTCATCCCGCTTGATGATGCTGTTGGTACTGCTGGGTCTGCTACAATGACTTTTGCAACTGCCTCTGCAACAGCTGATTCATCAATTGTTGTTTCATTTGGGTCTGAAATTGATGCCAAAGTTACTGTTGATATCTCATCAGGAGATGATCAAACAGCTATTGCTGCTGCAGTGGTTACAGCAATTCAAGCACTATCAAATTATTCTCAGCTTCCATTCACTGTTGCATCTGCTCTTGGTGTGGTTACTGCAACTGCTGCCAATAAAGGTACACTTTCTAATGATTGGGGTTTGTCTGTAACTGGTGAAATTTCCGGTGTTGGCATAACACTAGCTGGGTGGTCAAGTGGAGCAACTGATCCAACTCTGACAAGTGTTCTTGATGTCATTGGTGACCAAAGATATCAAACAATACTGTGGCCTTCTGCATATGATCTGACAGTTGTTGAAACTTTGCTGAATGCAAGATTCAACACCACAAATGCAATTCTTGATGGTGTTGCACTACAAGTCAAATCAGACACATTGTCGAATCTGAAATCATATGCTGTTCAGAATTCACAATCTGTTGTCATCCCTGGTGAAAAGAAAGTAGATAATACATTCATCAAAGGACCAGCAACTCTTGAGTTCCCTGATATTGCCAGTGCTCAAATTTGTGCAATCAGGGCATTGAGATTTACCAATAGTGCTCTCCTGACACAGTATCTGACAACTGTTGCACCAAGTGATCAGTTTGGTGGAATCGGGGCTGCTACTCTCCCATATTTCAACACTGCTCTGCCATCACTTCCAGTTGCTCTGGCAGGGAATGATTTTTCTCAGACAGAACAGGCAGAGCTTATTGCTGCTGGGGTTGGAACATTTGGCCCAAATAGAGCATATTCTGCCACTATCTTTGGGGAATTTGTCACCACATATCTGACTGACAATGCAGGAAATGCAGATGACAGCTACAAGTATCTGAACACAATTGATGCTGCAAGTGTCATTCGTGAATTCTTCTTTGTCAATATGAAAGCCAGGTATGCCCAAACAAGATTGACAGATGGTGATCTTGTTGCAGGAAGGGATATGACAAATGAAGCTGGAATTAGAGCATTCTGTAATGAATTGTATGATTCCCTAGCAGATGATGTAATTACACAAAAAGGCAGAGCTGCCAAGAAAGATTACAATCTGAATCTTGTAATCGTTGTTGATGTCAGGAATGGGACAGCAACCATAACACAAGCACCGCTGCTGGTTTCACAACTGCGGGCACTAACTGGAACAATTCAAATCAATTTTGGAGGCTAATAAATGTCTGACAGATCATTAAGCAATCCAACAGTTGAGGTCAATGATGATATAATTCCAATCATTCCAAATTCGCTTTCCTATAAGCCTGGTTTGGGTGATAAGGCTGCAAAATCTCAAAGTGCCGGTGGCAATGCCATAACAATTGTTGTGACTGAAAATGCTGAAACAAAAATCAGCATGGTCAAGTTCAAAATGTTCAATACCACTGCAAATCTTAGCAGGGTGAAAGATTGGAATTCCCTTTATGAAAACACAATCAGGATTTATGAGGGTGATGTTACAGAATCATTCCGAGATATGGTTGTGACAACTGAGCCAGAAAGACAGATTGGCGCAGATGGTGAACTTGAAATAGAATTCCAAGGTGCACCTAGCTTATAATAGGTAAGACAGCAAAAATCGGCTTTTTCTAGTGGCTCATAATGCTGTCTTAATTCCTTATAGATAGGAAAGGTCTGCTTTCCTATCTTCTAATACTACCATCGTTTTCAAACTATCATATTGAAATTATTAACTTTCCAATTTTGGGGGCAAAATGGATAAGAATTTATTGTACCAACTTTCAAAAGAATTTGAATTTTCCAAGAAAGGTGGATTTGAAAAGACTGCTACAATTGAAATCAAACCACCTTCGATGAATTCATTTGACGAAGTATCTGATTTTGAACAACTGTTTATGGGGTCCATTGTCACCGCTGGCAACTTGTTCAAATCTTCAGAAGAAGAAGATCAACCACCAGAAGAAGAAAAAAGCGCACTCCAGAATCTTAAGGATAATGTGCCAACTGCAAATGAGATTCGGATGCTGATCACAATCTCACAAGAAGTCAAACTCAGAGATTTGTTCAAGGCATTTAAAAAACTTGCTGTTAAAGATGCAAAGCTTGATGAAAAGACACCCATGAAGGCTTCACACTTTGACAAGCTTGAAAAAGATGATGCACTTGGCCTGATGTGTGAGTATGCTAGTTTTTTTACATTCCCCTCGTTGTTAGGAGGGGGATCACAAGAGGAAAGTGGCTCAGAACAATCTGCGACTTAGTCAAGTTTTACGAGGGTGGATTGTCTTTTGAATATGCTTTCGAACTCACATATGAGTCACTCCTTGATCTCAGAATAGAAGCAGTCAGAATTGCAGATGCAATTAATAAACCAAACAAATAGGGAATATGGCTTTTGAACAGAGTTATCTCATTAGAGTGGTTGATCAAGCCTCAAGAGCATTGAGGAAGATTAGCACAACAGCCTTGTCCACAACTAGGAATATTACTGGCATTGGTGCATCCATGAAGAAGGCTGGATATCACATGACCAGTATGCGTGGGATAATTTCTGCTGCTTATGGTGCTGCAATGGTTGCATTCCCTATTAAACAGGCTGCAGCTTTTGAAGCAGCTTTGATTGATATTGAAAGAGTATCTGATTTTAAACCAGGTGGTCTTGATAGATATAAGCAATTCTTGATTGAACAATCTATCTATCTTGGGAAGAATGTAGAAGACCTTGGAAAAATGGGCTATGCCTTGGCCAAGTTCCTTGATAAATCTGATGACCTGGTTGGGTTCACAAAACTGGCATCAGAGGTTGCTGCTTCTTTTGATATACCAGAAGTTGAGGCTGCTGAACAGATAGGTAAGATTACAGCAAAGATGGGTCTTGATTTAGCTGGAGTAAAAGATCTTTTTGATGCTATGAACTATAGTGCAGATAGAACAGCAACAAGCATGAAAAACCAGCTCCAGATAATGGCCCGTGTGGCACCAGATTTGGCCAGTTTCAACATGCCCCCCAAATTCGCTGCTGCATGGGCTAACTTTGCCGATCAGATGAAGGCAACCCCCCGTATAGCAGCGAAGGGGTTGGAGATGTTTTTGCGAGAAGTTTCTCAAATGAGAGGTGGGTTGAGAAAGCTTTTTGCTCCTGGCGCAGATGCAAACAAGATATTCCTTGAATTTTTGGAAAAGATGGAAAAGATGCCAAAGATTCAAGCCAAGATGCGGGCAAGTGGAATTTTTACAACAAGGACTGCAAGAACAATAGGTAGTTATGTTGATAGGCTAGACCTGCTGAAAAAGTCAATGAGACTTGTTGGAGAAGGTGGCAAATATGTTGGCTCAATGCAGCGGGAATTGGAGAAGAAATTAACAAGTGCCAATACTTCAATTGGTGTGATGAAAGCAATGCTCAATGAACTCTCAAGGGTCATGGGTGATATTTTCCTGCCTTATCTGAAGCAATTAGCAAAAGATCTTGTTCCTGTATTCTGGGAGTTTAGAAGATTTTTGATGGAACATCCAAATCTCATAAAAATTGTAATGGGTGTGATTGCATTGGTGACTGTTCTTTCTGCTGCAGGAATTGTCATTGGCTTATTGTCTATTGCATTTGGCGCAATCCTCTCTACAGCAGGATTAATTGTTCTTGGTATTGCTGCTATTGGTGCAGGTTTTGCATATATGTATAACAATTCTGAAAATTTTCGTAGTGCAGTTATGTTACTCATTGCTCCTTTTAGAGAGATTTGGGGATATGTTCAAAATATTTTTGGATCGTTATTTGGTGGTGTTGATGGATCAGCTGTTTGGGGTGGTGTATTTGCTATCATTGAAACTGTTGCAGTGAATGCTATGCGAGTCCTTGCTGTGGCAATAAATCTTGTAACCTGGCCACTTAGGGCTGTTCTGTTTCTGATGGATAAAGTTATAGATTTCTTTGTCAATATACAGGAATATGCTGGTGTATTTTCTGATTTTGCAACAACTCTATCTAGTGCAATAGGGGGTGGATTATCAGGCATTGGTGATTTCTTTTCAGATGCTGCATCTGCCACAGGTGAATATGTTTCAGGGGCTGTTAATAAAAATACACTAAATGGACAAATTGAAGTTTCTGCAAGCAAAGGATCTGAAGTTGTTGGCACAAAGATGGATTCTCAACCTTCTGGCAATGTTGGATTTAGTTATGGTGGAGTTGGAGGAATATAATGTCAAAAGAATTTTCATCAATTAGTCGATTAAATGAAGCTTCATTTCGTGGAATCCCTTTCATTGTCCCTGATGAATCAGTTTCAAGAGGGCAAAAGCTTGCTATTCACGAATACCCAAACAGCAATAAAAGGTTTGCTGAACCATTAGGCAAGATCCCTCCTATTATTGATCTGACAGGGATAGTTGATGGCTTGTCTGCAACCAATGATGATGCTGAACAATTTAAAGATAGGCAATCATATGTTGAAGCTAGATGGGATCTTGAGCGTGCCTTAGAAGAATATGGCCCTGGTGAATTGATTCATCCTATTTATGGGACAATTCAAGTTCAAGTTGGTGAGTTCACAGTAAAATCTAATCAACGCAAAGTTGGTGAGTTTATCTTCAAAATGCAGTTTTTCTCATCTGAAGAAGTTGTTCCCAATCCACTCCCTGCCACAGAAAACACTGCAACATTTTTGGCAGATTCAGCAAGAAGTGATTTACTTGATGCAGTTGAAGATGCATATGAAGATCCAATTGATTCCAATGCCCTTGAAGGTGCTGTGGATTATGTTTTAGATAGTTTAGATACAGTTAATGATGCAATAGATAGTGTGGTGGAACCAGTTGAGTCTGCGCTTGCTGCTACAAATACTGCAATTGCTCAGTTCAGGAATGGTGTTTATAATATCATGCAAACTGCCGCTGGGCTTAAAGCAAATCTCCTGAATACATATAATAGCTTTTTGCAATTATCTCTTGATCCTGGAACATTAGCTGCAGCTTGGGACAATTTAATTGATTTTGAAGGAGAAGAGAAAGCTGATACAAACACAGTTAGCAGGGCAAACAGAGTCAATAATCAGATAGTGATCGAGGAGCAGACACAAATCACAGGATTGATTGGTGGATTCGAAGCAGCGGCAAATACTGACTTTAGCACAGTTGAAGAACTTCAAGAAAGGATAGAAGACCTTGATGAAAAATTCACAGAGTTCTTTGAAACAAATGAGGATGCAATCTTGGCAATTACTCCTGCTGTCAGAAGTTCAGTTTTAACTTTAAGGGCAAAGACTAAAGAAGCACTTGATGATCAATCATCAAAGATCTGGAGAACATCAGACATACTTACAAGAAAAACTTCAATGTCATTGATGGCATATAAATATTATGGTAACATAGATAATATTGATACTCTGATAGATCTCAATCCTGAAATAAATGTAGCTAATGTTGAGGGCACAGTTAAGGTGGTTGCAAGATGACTATAAGCATAAGCCTTGATGGCATTGAATATGATGGTTGGGATGAAGCATATGTTGAACGCAGTATTGATAATTGTGCATCATCTTTTGGATTCAGCACAAGCTCAAAAGAAGGGAAAATCATCCCAATACAGGAAGGTGATCTTGTAAGAATTTACACTGATGGCACACTAAAGACCACCGGATATATTGATTCATATGAAGTTGGGTATGATCCAAAAAGCCACGATATAATTATCAAAGGCAGGAGCAAAACACAAGATTTTATTGATAGCACAGTTCCATCTATAAAAGAATGGGAAAATTATAGTCTATACAATCTTTGTAAGACAATAGCTGCTGAATTCAATATTGATGTTATAGATCTAGCAAATGCCAAAGATCCATTCTTAAATGTTATTGGTGCAGAGCTTGGAGAGACTTGTTTTGATTTTGTGAAAAAATTTGCAGCAAGAAGACAAGTGCTTCTGACAGATGATGAATATGGCAGGTTGGTCCTGTCGGCACCATCACAAGATTTATCTGATTTATCACTTCAAAATATTATTGGCTCAGAAAACAATAACATAAAATCAGCCAACCGAAAAACAAATTTGGCAGAATTATTTGGGGTGTATATTGCTCAGATACAAGGATACCCTGTTGATGTAACAGAATTTGACACTGTCCAAGAATTGATAAAAACATCTGAAGTTGTTGTTGATCCTGAAATAAGAAACACAAGGCTTTTAGAATTTTTTGTTGATGAAATAATTACTATCAATAATATTGATATTGTTTCAGACATCAAGCAAAGAGCTAAATGGGAAATGGCAATGAGGCGTGCCAAGAATTTTAATTATACAGCAACAGTTGCTGGTCATAGCTATTCTGGAAAGCAATGGGTTGAAAACATGTTATACCAGATTGATGATGATTTTACAAATATCAAAGGCCAATTTTTCTGCAATAAGATAAGATGGAATTATAATTTGGCTTCTGGATCCACAACCACATTAAATTTTACCAATAAAAATGCCTATACTTTACAGGCTGAAAGGGATAAGATAATATTAACTGATGATTAGCATGTATCATAAACTGTATCAGAAATTATTGAACATCATTAGACAGGCTTGGTATAGCAGGGTGGACACTGACACTGCTTCATTCCCAGCAGGATCACTTGAGTCAAATGGGAAAGAATCAAAATTTGTCAGGATGTCAGTATATGGAATATGCTCAAACCCTCCTAAGAATAGCCACATCCTTGTCCTTAATGCACAAGGTAGAGAGTCAAACAAATTTGGCTTTGTCAATGATTTCATAAACAGAAAAAAGTCTTTAAAAGAAGGTGAAGCTGCGCTTGTAAATACAAAGACTGGTACATTCATCTTGATGAAAGAAGATGGATCAGTTTCTGTTGATAGTCTGACAAATTTTAAAATTAATTCAGATTTAGAAGTAACAGGTGATGTAAATGTAGCTGGTGACATCAATGTTGTTGGTAGTGTAAATGTAGATACTGATCTTGATGTAACAGGATCAGCCACAATTGGAGTGGATGCCACAATTGGCGGAATTAGTTTTTTACAACACTTTCATCTTGGTAACCTTGGCTTTAATACTGGTGCAGCTTTAGGCTCAGGTGGAAGTTCACCACCGAGTAGCCCACCAACAATGAGTGGAAATGATCTCGATATGAATGGTAATGATGTTATCAACATTGGATCTAATGGAATTACAGCAGATACCCATATTCATGAACAAGCCAATGATTCAAATGGCGATACAGAAGCTGACACTGAACCTCCTAAGAACCCATAATGGATGCTAAATTAATCACAGTGAATGGTAAATTCACAATTGGGATAACTGGATCTGATCTGACTCAAGATGATGGCTTTGATACTGCAATCAACTTGTCACTATTCACAGACAAGAGAGCTTCAGATGATCGAATCCAAGAAGAAGTCAATAACAAAGGATCACTACATGATTTAGTCAGCAAAGTTCAAGGAAGAAAGCATGGAAGCTTATTGTGGCTGTTAGACATGGCAAGGTTGACACCAGCTACAAGGAATGATGCAGCAACATATGCACAGCAAGCTTTGAACTGGTTTGTAGAAGATGGTCTTGCAAAATCAGTTATTGCAATTGCAGAAATTGTGCCAAGATCTGGCATTCGTTTACAAATTGTCATTACATACAATAATGGCCAAGTCTCTACAAGATATCGAAATTTATGGGAGTTGACTGGTAATGCCGCTTGATACACCTACATATCAACAGATTATAGATAGAATCAGGGCAGATGTCAAGTCTATCCTGCCAGATCTGGATCCAACTATTTTTGAAAGCTTAATCAGTGGAATCACTGATTCAAATGCTGGCAGGCATTATGATAATGTCCTTTCTATCCTTCAATTAGTTAAAGAACTATTTCCTGATACTGCTATCAGAGAAAATCTTGAGCGTTGGGCTGCCTACGAAGGTATTGTTCCATTCCCAGCCCTCCAAGCTGCAGGAAATGCTGTATTTACTGGGGCAATTGGCACAACAATACTTATCAACCGTGAATTCAATTCAGGATTAAATTATACATATATTGCTCAGCAAACAGTTGAAATTGCTGAAAAAATAATTACACTTAGCTCTTTGACTAATGATGGGCTGACAGCTATTGCTTTAGCAAATGAAGATTTCCCATTTGCCACAAATACAGAAGTTACTATTGAAAATGCTGGAGTTGCAGAGTACAATGGCTCATTCCCGATTGTGATGCTCAGTGCAAGAAAATTTCAGTATACTCTGCCATCTTTGCCTTCTGGTCCAGCTACTGGTGGAACTTATGAAAATTTATTGTTGTGGTCTGAGGCTTTAGATAATGCTGTTTGGATAAAAGGAACTGATGTAACTATTACTCCTGATAATATTGCTGCTCCTGATGGGTCTTTAACTGCAGATAGAGTAAATATTGCTAGTTCTGGTTTTAGGAATATTAGGCAAATAGCAGCTATTTCAACAGCAAACTCTTTTATAGCACTATCCAGATTTGTCAAAAAAGGAACCATAGATAATGTAAGGCTAGCTATTGGCAATACTAGTTTGTCAAATCAATTTTATGCTCAATTTGATTTGACAAATGGAGTAGCTGGGCCAATTGTTTATATAGGTGCAGCTTCTGATGCTATATCATCAATTGAACCATATGGGGATGATTGGTATAGGTGTATTATTATTGGAAAAGCAAATGGAGGCGACACAGACATAAGGTTTGAGCTGTCTGCAGCTATTGCTGGTAATTATTACTCCTGGGGTGCACAAGGAGAAGAATCAGAAACAGCACACACATATGCTAAAACAGAAGCAACCACTGTAACAGTAACAGATATTAATTCCAAAGCCAATGCTGCTGTTGTCCCTGTCAATTCAGATCTCACTGGTGCAGATAAGAATTTAGATTCTGGTGCAACCCTGACTTTTGCCTCTCAGCTATCTGGCGCAGACCTAGATGGCTTTGTGGATCTAGATGGAATTACCGGTGGTAGGGATCTGGAAACTACTGAGAGCTTATATCGGCGAACGGTCCAAAGCAGATCCAATCCTGTGGCAAATTTCAATGAGGCAGCAATCACAAAACAAATGCTGCTGGTTGAAGGAGTGACTAGAACATTAGTCAAGCGGATCACTCCAGCTATTGGGCAAGTTACAAGTTTATTTGTCAGGGATGATGATGATGATATTATTCCCAGTGCAGCTGAAGTAACAGATGTTAATGATTCAATTTTAGAGATATTACCAGCCCAAAGTGATCCAAGCGATGTCATAACAAAAGCTCCAACTCCAGTAACTACAAATTATGATTTTGCTTCAATTACACCAAATACTGCGACAATGAAAGCTGCAATTGAAGAAAACTTAATTGCATTCTATGAAGATGAAGTAACATTTGAAACAACTATTACTGAAAAGAAATACAATTCTGCCATAGTTGATACGATTGATGCAGAAACTGGAGATAGATTGACAGATTTTACATTGAATTCTCCTAGTGGTGATATTGTTGTGACAACTGATGAAATTGGAATTCTTGGAACTGTAACTTTTGTATAAATATGCCAACTATTTTTGATCCATTTACAATACCAGAACATCATTTTTTATTGGCATCCCATTTGCCTCCTGGCAGAGCTTGGGCAAGTGCTTTTGATCCAGATGATGATTTTGGGAAGCTTTTTTTAGGGCTGGCAGCTGAATTCTATCGCTTTCAGGTTCTTGAGAAGAAATTGTTTGATGAAATGGATATCAATCAAACTTATGAATTATTGACAGATTGGGAGAAATCTGTAGGCATCCCTAATGAATGTTTTTCAAATGTTAATAATTTAGATACAAGAAGAAAACAGGTTTTACAGATATTTTCTAAATTTGGTGGAGTGCAGACAAAAGAAGATTTTGAAAGAGTTGGGGCAGTATTTGGGTTTACACTAAATGTGTATTCAGGAAGTGCATGGGAAACATTTCCACTATCAGTACCACTTATGTTTTCAGATACTACAAAAGAAGCAAGGCACACAATAATTATTGAATTAGTCAATGATGCAGCTACAGGTGGGACATTCCCTCTGCCGATTCCTATACCATTTATTTTGAGTGGTAAAGATTTGTTGCAATGCATGTTTGATAAATTAGCTCCAGCAAATGTTATAGTCATAATTATAGACAAGGTTACTCCATGAGATTTATCGCTCAAAAAGTTTCTAATTCTGCAAATAAGGTGAATGATGGTGCATTGAATGCCTTGAAAAATGAATTACAGAATACAGTAGAATCCACTGGCCAATCTTTAGATCCTGCGCTTGGACCAGATACTGATTTAGAGATGCTGGGGAAAGCTGCTGCTATTTATGCGAATGCTGGCAGAGGATATGTTGTAGATACAGGGGTGGTTGATGCTTATGTTGGAGAATTATCTGGAAACCTTATTGGTGGCAATAGATCATTCAATATACAGATGTTTGTTTTTAGGCCAGCTAATACAAATACTGGTCCTTCAACACTAAACATTAATTATGGCATTGTTACAAATATAGTTCATACCAATGGCAATGAGCTGGCAGCTGGTGACCTGATAGCAGGTAATAATTACCTGATTGTTCACAACAAGAATGCAGCAAAATATATATTAATAGGGGTGATCAAACCAGAAAGAGCACCAGGTAAAATTGTTAAGAGTGCTGCTGGAATTCTTGATGCTTCGCATTTATTGTGTGATGGATCTGCTAATAGCAGAACCACTTATAAAAGGCTTTTTGATACTATTGGAACTATATATGGTGAAGGAGATGGGAGTACAACTTTTAATATCCCTAATATTGCATTATTGTTTCCTGATTTTGTAGATCAAGGTGCTTTGACTTTGGACTGGACTGGCATATCTGTTAATCCAATTACTGGTGATGTATATGCTTGCGAAGTAAATACTGAAAAAGTCTATAAGCAAACGCTTGGGGTTGGTTCTTGGGCAGATCAAAGTGCGCCAGGAGGATCATTAAACTGGACTGATATTGCTGTTAATTCTTCTAATGGTGATGTGTGGATTTGCGAAGCAACTACATCAAAGATCTATAAACAAACTGGAGGTACAGGAAGTTGGGTTGATCAATCTGCTCCTGTAAAATTGTGGACAAACATGCATGTTAATTCAGCTACAAGTGATGTTTATGCTTGTGAAAT